GGTTTCCTTGCTCTCCACAAGTCGTTTCAAATTTAGTACTGCAGCTTCGGTAAATCCTTCTTTTGACACCTCGATGGTCAGCAAGTTCGGTTCTTCTCCATTCATGTCGTTTTGGGTATCATTCAAATAGTCCTTATAAGGATTATTTTCCGAGCCTTCTTGTAAACCCGCTAAGCTCTCCGAGCCCAATTCTGCTTCAGAGTGTGAACTGTCATACTCAGCGCTAACCGCCGTAAAGCCATGCAACCGAGAAAGGTCTGCAATCAGCCCTTGGCTATCTTCTCCTTCCAAAGTACCGTTTCGGTCGATTCGGTAGCTGCCTATCTCGTAGGCAAATGTGGGAGCACCCAGGTAATGTACTGGGGCATCTAGTGCTTCACTTACTGCCCCAGCCAGCGATTTGCGTCTTGCTCCGGTGATGTTGTAGTTGATTTTCATGTTCTTACCGCCTTTCTGTTTTTTAGTACTACATACATCACTCAAACCGTAGAAAATAGCAAGTGTTATGTAAAAGTAATCTTGGTTGTGCCTTACTGTGATTTCTTCTCACTCAACAGTTGAATCTCCTGGTATCCATACTGGGTACCATTTCTGAAAAGAAATACACCGCTTTCTTGGCTGACCTGCTCGATGTAGCGCTTCACGATCACATCGCAGAACTTCTCATCCAGTTCCACGGTAAAGCAGATCCGGTCTGTCTGTTCGCAAGCAATCAGAGTACTGCCGGATCCTCCGAAGGGATCAAGGACAATGCAGCCGGTCATAGAACTGTTCACTATGGGATAGGCAACAAGAGGAACCGGCTTCATAGTGGGGTGTTCCCCATTCTTCTTTGGTTTCTCGAACTCCCAAATGGTGGTCTGCTTCCGATCGGAATACCAAGCATGCTTGCCTGCCTTCTTCCAGCCAAAGAGGATCGGTTCATGCTGCCACTGATACGGGGAACGGCCAAGCACCAGCGATTGTTTCTTCCAGATGCACGTCCCGGATAAATAAAAGCCGGCATCGGAAAAAGACTTACGGAAGTTTAGCCCTTCCGTGTCTGCATGGAACACGTAGATGCTAGCATCTTTCGCCATTGCCTTTTCCGTAAGAACAAAGGCAGAAAGCAGGAACTGATAAAACTTATCGTCCGACATATTGTCGTTTCGAATCTTCCCAGCACTGCCTTCGTAGTTCACGTTATAGGGTGGATCGGTGACCGTCAGGTTTGCTTGCTTTCCATCCATTAAAAGATCAAAGGTCTCTTTTTTGGTGCTATCACCGCAGACAAGGCGGTGCTTGCCCAGAAGCCACAGATCACCCGGTTTGGTGATGGCAGGTTTTTTTAGTTCTGCTTCCACGTCAAAATCATCGTCTTTGACATCTTCCATTCCACCCAGTAACTTATTGAGTTCAGAATCATCAAAGCCAAGAAGCGATATATCAAAATCAGCGCCTTGAAGATCGGCAAGCTCAACGGTCAGCATTTCAGCATCCCAGCCGGCATTCAGAGCAAGGCGGTTATCAGCGATTATGTAAGCCCGCTTCTGAGCATCCGTTAAATGCTCAGCAAACACACAAGGTACTTTTGTGATGCCCTCTTCCTTAGCGGCTAGTATCCGACCGTGGCCTGCGATGATGTTTAGGTCCTTGTCCACAATGACTGGATTGACAAATCCAAACTCTCGAAGGGATGCTCGAAGCTGAAGAATCTGTTCCTTGCTATGAGTTCTGGCGTTCCTGGCATAGGGCACTAGCCGTTCAATGTTTACCTTTTCAAAACGCTCCGTTGTGTTCATCTATCATTACCGTCCTTTCTTGCCCGATAGTAGGGCTTCCATGATGTCGTCTTGCGGATTACCGACAAAAGCCGTGGTGCAATTCTGCTTCACGATGTCAAAGATCTCATACCACAAGAGATTTGCCTGCTTCTGAAAGGACTGGCTCATTTGCACAAATGGGCTGGTAATCGCTCCGCCTGTTGTGGGGTGCTTCCCAAGAAGGCCATATAAGCTTATGGCTTCCTCACACTGGATGTAGCGGGTGAAGGCCTGTGCGTAAGCTTCAATCAGTCTTGGATTTATAAACTTCTCACAGCCACGTTCTTTTAGCCATCGCCATGTTTCTATATAGAGCGCTTCCGCACCCAGAGGCTTTCCGTCCTTTTGTCTGGAACTTAGGTAATCGCTAGGTGCCGGCATATCCTCCCCGTACAAATCTGCCGCACCTTCCAGGTTATCAGCTTCCAGTATCGACTCTGGATGAAGCTCCGGGACCTCAAGCACCTTTGCTGCCTTGCCTTTTGTGATTTTATCTGCTAAGGCATGCGGCTTATCGCCGGCACGAACACGCCTTCCGCCTCTATTAGTTCCGTCTTTTGCCACACGCCTTCACCTCCTTTATTGGCGTGGGGGTTAATCCCCCGTTTGAACCGTAATTTTTGCACGCGCGACCCCACGCCGCTGTCCGTTTTGAAAAGTTTTAGAGATTTGACCTCCCCCACCGGTCGCCGCTTTCTACTGTAATCCTCGAGTGGCAGCTTTTACACAAGGACATCAGGTTGTTGGTCTCGTTGCTTCCACCCTTGGAGAGCGGAAGGATGTGGTGCACCTCTTCTGCTGGAGTGAGTCTACCTTCTCTTTGACACTCTTCACAAAGTGGGTGCGACTTAATGTAGTAGTCACGGATACGTTTCCAAGCTCGACCGTATCGTTTGTTGGAAGTTGAATCACGTTCATATTTGTTGTAATGTTTATCAACTATCTTTTGATGTACAGTGCAGTACCTGCTATCAGCAAGTTCAGGACAGCCGAGATAAGCACAGGGACTCTTAGGTTTATAGGGCATTGGTTCACCTCATTTTGGGTATACAAAAAGCCCCCGCGATTTTCGCGAAGGCTCTTGATATAACTTTCAACATCATTATTGTATAACGTTCTTAAACAGGCATTCCTTCAAATTCCCATATTCTAGAACACGGGCCGCATTAGTTATTTCCATTCTGAAGTAGCACTTTGCCACCAACAAATACTATTGCTGTCAGTATTGCGGTACCAGCTCCAATGGCAACCTTATTGAACAAGCCATCAAGAAATTTCTTATTCTCAGTATCTTTTTCGAACTCTTTTTCTCCCGTTTCCATGATTAATTCAAGGATAATTTTTTTCTCTTCAAAACTCAAGTTCTCTTGGTTCAGTTCACCTTTAAGTATTTCTCTAATCTCTTGATAAGCTTGATGAACATTTGCTTGGCTTTGCTTGTTAAATGTTAGGGTAGACTCATACTCTTTTTCCATAACATTTAATGCTTCCATAGCAAATTTCGTAAATTCAGGGAATTGTTCAATTATTTTAAAGACAACCTCTTTATCCATTTCAGGCATCATAGCAGCAAATTTAATCATTTTATCTTTAGAGAGGTTTCTCCAGGAATCAATCCCAAGCACATTTTTTATCTCATCTTCACTATTAAATTTCATGTTGACCTCCATAGCCGTATTTTTGCTTAAGGTTCTTGTGAAAGGTATATAATCGTGCCTAATTAATTGCAGGTCCCCGTTTTGTTTACATTCTATAGTAAAAACCTTCGATTTGCAAGCGATCGAAGGCTTATTTTATTTCGTTTGCTAGTTTTACATTTTTTCTACTCTAACATTAGCACACCGTTTGTAGTGACAAACAGTGACATTCACTGACAAGTTTCAGGAATTACCACCATTGAGGTGGCTAGATCATGAACACGATATACATGCCGTACGTTATAATCCATGTCCACCGCAATCTGCTCCCAAGATTTGAAGCAAAGGTACCGAAGTTCTAGTAGCGTCTGACACTCTGTGTTATCCACCTCTTTTATAAGTTTTACGATCTCCCGCTTCAGATCCACAAGGCTGTCGATGTCATTGTTGATCTCGGTCTGCAGGTCGATGATCTTTGCCACAGCATCTGCCATGGCAGACGTGGCGCGGTTTGGGTTTCTCGGCATCCCGGTAAGCGTGGAGGAAGCCTTGGTCGCCAATTCATTCAGGGATTCCACCTGCTCCAGTTTGCTGTTGATTCTCTGGTCCAATCGATATGCCTGGCCGAGATACTCTTTTGCAGTCAT